TTGATTTCCAGCAAAACGCTTCTGATACGCAGGTGTCTGCTTAAGTAGAAGTGTTGCTTGGTTTACACCAATGTCATCCTTCATGTAGCCCTCAATAGTTGGAACTAATTCTTCTAGTCCATACTGAGTAAAGATATCCTTCAACAAAGAGAATGCATCTTGTGCTTCTTTATCAGTTTCTGATTGAGCAGTAGCAGGCTCAAAGGTTGTTGAGTTTATTGAGCCATCAGCGTTATATGTTGTTACTACATAGCCAATAAGTTTTCCCTTTGAGTCGTACTGAGGTACTCTTGTAGGAGCCTTTACCTCGGTAGGAACCTCTACATTAGTAGAACCCATTCTTGCTATTGCTTGGGCTGCTGCATCATTTCTTGCCTGCTGAAATTTTACTTGTTCATCAACCGTATATTGACCAGAATAAAATGAATCAATTCTATCGTATGCGCCAGCCATTATGCCATCAATCCGAATGACTTGAGAATCTCATTGGCATAGCCAGATGCTTCTTCTCGTGCATTCTTTGTAGTAGCCCAACGTGGGTCTTTCTTTAATCGTTTCTGGAAATCAGTAAAACTCATAACTCCTGGCTTACCGTCATTGCGTAGTGCAGCCTGAACATCTGGGTCAAACGGGTCAATAGCATTATCTGGCATCTCAAGAATCTGTCCCTTGTAATATGCGTACTGATTTGCAATGCTCTTGATATCCATACCATCGTCAATAGACTGTGCTAAGTTTGAGTACATAGCCTTAGACATTGTTTTAATAGATTGCTTCTGCGCATCTAGGCTGCCAGTTGTTAGCGTTCCGCCTGGCTTCATGCCAGACAAAACTCTATCTAATGCATCCTGTGTGCTAAGGCGTACGCCATAGTTTGTTGCATAGGTTTTAAGTTCTGAGATGTTCTGAGCAATCTTGCCGTTACCCTTGGCTACATCCTCAAGGGCTGTGCCACGAACAGATGGCATAATTACATCGCTCATAATACGTGCGTAGTCATCTTCATTAAGAAGAGAACCAGAAGACTTGGATACCCCACCACTAGTTGTAGTCTTGATACGAGCAGTCTTCTGCTCTTGGATTACACGATTGTAGAAATCCTTCTTCTCAGCAACAGTTGCTTCACGTCCAAGCATATCTGTCACAAAGGAGTCAATCATCTGAGCAGCATCAGTCTTAGTAATTTCCTGAGCGGTAATTGAAGGACCGCCAGATACATAACTTTGTTTACCACCTAGCCAAGCAGAGAATGGAGTAAGTTGTGTCCTGCCTTCAATCTGAAAGCCTTCAATCATTTCAATGCTGTGGTCATTTGCTGCATCTTTAATGGCACCAGTAAAAGCAGATTCGCTCTTTGTGATGTAGTCCTTTTCAGACATGAAACCTCTTGTATAAAGAAGGCTACGAAGTTCTTCTGGACGTCCTTTAAATTCTTTCTTTATTGCAACAACTATTTGATTGGTATCTGCTGGAGACCAGTCTTTTCCATTTGGTTGCACATAAAGAAACTTGGCGTAGGCATCTCCCTTTGTACCTGGCTCTGTAATGATTCTGCGATTATACTCATTATAAGAAATTATATATTCTGGAGTTTCACCAAAGGACCTGTTAAGGTCTTTATATTCTGGATTTAAAAGGTTTGGGTTACCTAAAACTTTATCAACCATTATTTTCCTCCAGTTCCTGCTGATATTGTGTCTCTTGAATATTGGTTAAGCAATCCAGTAAAAATAATTCTGTTTGCTTCTCTAACTGCTGGGCTTACCTTTGATAGTTCGCCAAGTATTCCTGTAATTCTTTCTTTCTCTGCAGCCTTACGGTCAGCAAAATCTGAGAATCGTGCTGCTGTTTTATCTTCTGCAAGGGCTTTGAAGCCAGCAATCTCTGCAACTGCTAGGCTCATAAGTGAGCGAGTCTTTTTGTCAATAGGTGTATTAGTGCTGTTGATAGCCTCACCTAAAGCCTTGAACATTACATTCAATTCGCCACGACCTTTTCCAGAACCACCAATTTCTGCATCTAACAATGGATTAGATATTAGAAGTGCAGATTTATTTTTGGTTGCATTATCAATTGCAATTCTGCGATTTATATACGACATAGGAGTTTTTAATTTGTTATTTAAATCTTCCTCAATAGCAAAGTATTGTTGACGGTCCTCTGCTACACGTACACTATCTAGGTAATCTTCAAATGAAGGTTGGTCGATAAGACCCTCTGACTCCATCCATGCGTATACATCTGGATTATATTCTCCAGAGTTAGGGGCAAATAGGTAACCAATTTCCTTATATGAATCCAAGAATGGTTTGTTATTTGTAGCCCACTCCTTAAGTTCATTGGTCTTATTAATAAAGACTTTAAACTCTTTTGTATTGCGTGGGATAATATAAGCCAACTTACCTGGATTTTTTCCAGTAAAGATTGCAACTGCCTGGTCAAAGGCGCTTCCAATTTCAGTACCTTCTGTTTCCAGAACAGAGTTATAAATATCCCAAAATGCACCCTTCCATGAAGAGATACCAGTCTTTTTAATAAAGTCTGGTAGACCCTTCTGGTCTCGAATAGTTGGTTGTCCAGGAGAAATCTGACCTAGCATATTTCTAGCAACAATAATATTGTTAGCAGATAATCTTAGTTTCTTTAAGTATTTATCTGTTTCTTCAACAGTTGCATTAGATGGTAATGCATTTCCAAATGCTTGATGATAAGAGATAGCCTGAATAACAGCGGTACTCTTTTGACGGTCTTTTTCTGTAGGAAGAACAGTGCTCCATACGCTGTCAGCAAACATGGGAAGAAGAGCACTACGGATTGAAACCCTGTCTCCAAATTGACCCAATGCTATGCTGTCAAATTGTTCTGCAAACTTTGTTGTTGTTGGACGCAAATTTTCAGCACCTGGCACCAAAGGCAATTCACGCAAGAATGCTTTAATTCCAAGAACAGAAAATGAAGCAAGAGGTCCAGCCAGTGCTGGTTGACCAGCATCTGGTGAGAATGATGGGTTAATCAGTCTTAACTTAAGAGTTAAGTTGTCAAATGTAGGTATCTGCAGTGCTGGCTTACCAGTTAATGTACGCAACACTGGCTCAATGGCATTGTTAATAATAGTGTCCGTTGGGAACATAATGTACTGGTCGCCACGCTCATCTGTGTATACATCTCCAGATGCTGACAACCCCTGATAAAGCAAACGCATTCTGTAAATAGTTTGCAGTGGAGCCTTTGTAAAGAGGCGATATACACGGCGATAGAAGTCTTCAGTAGCACGATAGAAACGACCAACTGAGCGAACAGATACGGCAAGATTAGTTTTAATTGCTGGGTTATCTACATACTCAATAACTTTTTCTATTGCATCTCGCATTGCCATCTCAGTAACCTGTGCTTCAGCGTGCTCTTTAGCACGGGCACGCAAGATTTTATCTGGAATATTCGGAGTATTCTCTTTAGCCTGGGCGTAGTAGCGGTCAGCAAACTTCTTCTCATATGGAGCAAAGGTTTGTAGGTTTTTATTGTAGAAAATTTCAACTGCTGGTGTGCGGTAAAAACCAGTTACGACTGCATCCATTACATCCATAGTCCAGTTTTGCCACTTTTCATACATACCTTTCCAACCACTTACTTCTTCGAATATCTGCATATCCTTTTCTGGACCAATATTCTTTAGACGTGTCATGATATTTACTGAAGGCAAATGGTCAATCGTTGCATCCTGAAACTCTTTAAATGTAATACTTGCTGCAGCGTTAGCCCAAGAATTTGGAGCCAACACTTCATCTTGAGTTGCTTTGCCAACAATTGCAACACGCTTAGACTTAACCAAATCAAATAGTTTTTGATTGAAAGATTCTGGACCACCATGAAATGTATTGCGCATGTCAATAAGCATTGCTTCTACGTGAATACGTGCAACGTCAACTTCTGTATTGCCTATTTGGCGCCAGTAAACCGTGCTGCTGAACGAAGAATTAAAAGCCTTTGTCACATCTGGGTTAGAGATGATGTATTCACCTTCGTAACCACCAGGTACGCGCTCTACGCCCATATCTTTTAGTATTCCATCACGAGCGCGTAAGAAATCTGAATTAGTTTTTAATGCACCGTTGCGGAAGAAAGCATTAACTGGATTTAATGTTACGCCTTCTGCAATTTTTTCAGAGTTGTAAGGAAAACGAATAGACCAGTTATCAAAGTGAGCAATGCTTACGGCTCTTTTAGAAGCCTTGCGAACATCTAATTCTGTATATCTTGAACCTTGTTCCAGTCCTAGTTCTTTGAGTGCTGCTGTCTGGGTAGATGACACAATTGCTGACTCAATGTAGTCAGAATCAATGCGACCAGTTAAATTTGATTTAGCACCAACAGAGTTAACCATAGAATCAAGATATGTAGGGTTATGTTTCATTAAGCGCTTGAGACCAGCCCATGCTTCTTTGCTTAGTGTATCCCCATAGATTTCTTGAGCGCGTTCAACGGTTGCATCAATAACCATTCTTTGATGCACTTCGCCAAGAGTGACTTCTCTCTTCATCTTCACGCTTAAATCATCGGCAATAGATTGCAGAATATCTCTACGCTCTGCGCCAGAAATCTTTTTTGTAGGGTCCAACTTTGGAAGTATGCTTGGAATACGGTAAGGTATTTTCCATACTTTTCCAGATTTTCCAGGATAGTAAAGTCCTCGCTTATACATACCCTGAGTTGTCTTAGAACCAGTAATTGTTTCAGTTGCTTTTCTAACGCCACGCCCACCAAAAACAAAATCACGAAGCATATAGGTTGGATGCGCAAAGTAAGCAAAAAATGATTCATCTACTGCGCTTCGGGTGCCGAGGCGAGGGAATAGTGTATGCGTTGTCCAGAAATCTGTAAACTTACGTACAGCATTATTTCGTGTAGCACCGCCCACAAAATTAATAAAGTTAAACTTTTCTGCAAGTTTAGAACCAGATGCTACTTGATAAATATCGTCAAAGGGTAGTGGAGCAATACTGTTTGCTATCTGTGATGGTTCAACAATACCACGACTTGATTGATAAGCAACATCATTTTCGTAACGAACGCCACTCTTATGAATTAATCCAACAAGGCTACGCGGAATTTCGCTGCGAACAGTAGAGAACATACCAGCCTTCTCGTTGAAGGTAGCATTTAATATCTCATCCATCAACTGTTCGCCACGTGCGCTGCCGTGTAAACCAGCCTTAAGCATTACGCCAGCGTAAAGATTGCGAATCATTGTTAACTGAATCTCTGGAGATTCGTTAAGAAATGCCTCGGCAAATGCATCAGCATTTTCTTGTGGCATAGCAAGATTTGCCAGATTTCTAACATCATCTATGGTCTTGATTGCATCTTCACCATAAATAATACGACCTGGAGCACGAGAACCTAATGTTTGAATTTTTTGTAAAGCGGCTTGAGCCTTGGATAGGTCAGAATCTAACTCAAAGAGTTGACTTAACTCTGGGTTGATAAGACCTTCTTCTCTATCTGCAACCTTCTTTAGGATTTCAGTAGTTGTCTTCAGTCTCTTTTGACCAGATGCAATGATTTCATCTGTAGTAGCAGTTGCTGGAGATGGGTCAAAGATACTCTTTGCTGTTCTGTTTAGCGCAGATGAAAGAACTCTTGAACGTCTGGCAACTGGAATACCATTACGGCGATAAGAAACGCCATCTACGCGACCAGTCATAAGCAAGCCAGCATCGTCATTATCTGTGAAGAACTTCTTTGCGCCCTTAGCGTCAAAGGCTTTGTTCTTTGCTAGTTTTTTAATAACGCCTAATTCTGCCCACTCAGGAAAGTCATTACGTATTTCTCTGTAGATTAAACCGCGTCCCATTTCGGTTGGCTCATCAGCATATCGTTTAATAACTGGACCAAGTTGCTTATCCCAAAGAGTGACAACATCCTTTTGTTTGAACACCCAGTCCATGCCAGCATCTAAACCCTGCTTTTCTGAAAGAAATGAAAATTGGTCAGAGAGTTTTTGCCCACGAGTCTTAATTCCACCAAAACGAGAAACTGCTTCTGGAAGACTAGCCTTAACTCCACCATACGCACCAGTTGCACCCTTAAGGATTGGACCAATACCTACATATGAAAGAGGGTCAATCATTAATTGATAGGTTGCATCTATTGGACCAGAAACAAGTTTCTTCGCAGTCACTAAACCTTCAGGTGTTGCCATATCAATTCCAGCAAATTTTAATAGTTTGTATGACCAAGAATTCTTATCAACATTTGGGTCCGCTAAAACCCAACTTTCAACTTTGTCTCGACCTGGGCTAAACTGTGCACCCTGTTTGATTTCTTGAAGCATTGCATCAAACTTCTTAGGGTCATCGCCCATCATAATAAGCGCTTCAGTCATATCAGCATCTACACCTTTGCCGTATAGGCTAATAGATTCCCCTGGTGTACGTCCTTCTGCTAAACCACGAGCAAGGGCAACCTTTGCTGCGCCATACTTTTGCTCGTATGTTGCAACACGGCTCCAGTCCCATGAGTTCTTGCCATCAAAAGCATCTTTAAGTAATTGCTTAGAGAAAGGCTTGCCCTGAGAAAGTTGTTTAATGCCAGTTCCCGCTGTATTTAAAGTTTTTCCGTATAACTCTACGCCTTTAATGGCGCCAATAACTGGGCTAAATACAAAATTAAAACCTTTTGTTATACCAGATGTAACCGCTTGAGTTGCCTTACCAAGTAAACTTTGCTCTGGTTGAAATCTTTTTTCTGTAGCAAATAAAAGATTAATATCTTTTTGAATATTTGGGTCTAGTTTAAGAAAATCCTTACGGGATTCTTTTTCACTCATCTTTAAAAGTTTTTGAGCAGTCTTATATGTGTACATAATCTGTTCAATAATTTTTTGCTGGTCAGTAGGCAAGTTGGCAGCAATGGCTGCCTTGTAAATATTAGGGCTGACCTCTCCAACAACTGGATTTAAAGGTACTTTAGCCATTAGTACCCACTATCTTCAAGTGCCCTATAAAGTAATTCCGAATCCCCTGTTGTGTCATACTGTGCAATATTGCGGATTATAGAAAGAATAGATGGCTGTGCATTAGGAAGTTGTCCCATTGCCTCTGAGCCCATACCCGCTCCCATATCAATACCAGATGTAACTGGTTCGTTTGGACGCATTGTTGGTGCAAATAATTCTGTTGGCATATCTTGCTGTGGGAATGGATTGCCAGCCATAGGTGCACTTACTTGGTTTGAGTAAGTTTCTTGTCCTTGTCCGTATGGCATTCCTGGGATGTAGGTTGCAGCCTGTGTTGGTCCCCCGTCAGTACGCTTAGAAAGAGCGCCAGGACCTGAAACTGCTGCTGGGTTAGACGGCGCACGATATCCTCCGCGTTGAGCCATTATTCATCCTCTTCCTCTTGTTCAATACTTTCAGTTCCGAGAACTTCACTATTGTATTTCTCTGCCATACGAATCATTCCGTACGCATTCCATGGGGTCATTTCGTCACTTACCTCTGTATGTAGGTAACGAGTTCCTTCGTAGTCTGCCCACTCGGTAATAAGTACCCAGTTAACGCAGATGAAGTTTTCCCCATCCTCGTCTATTTCTTGGAGTGCCTTCATGGCAGTTTCCATAATTTGTTTAAACTTATTTTGCATATTGAGTTTTAATAACTATTGGTTCTGCTGTAAAAATGTCCCACTTGCAAGAAATTGAAATTGCTTTATGGATTATTGATTGCGCATCCTGTGGAGTGAGACCAGGAGTGTCCACTTCCATTGCCTCCATAGCGCCAAGGGCAATGTCACCACCACTGCCAGAGTAGTAGATACCACGACTATCGCGGTCCCAAGAATAATCTTCAAAGATAGGATAGATAATTCCCCGCACCACAACAAGAAACGATGAATCGTGTTCCGCAGCATCCCCATCCTCTTTCATGTCATAACCAGCATCTATAAATAACTTACGCATTGCTGGTATAAATTTTTGTGTAATGTACTTATCTAGATTCTCTGCAGCAGTTGGCTTAGGTGCTTTCCACCCAAACTGCAAAAGGTTTGAACCGCGTCCAGCACCTGAACCTGCAATTAAGATTCCGTTGTTTTCGATAATCTTGTAGGTAGCCATATTGATAGGGCGACCTGACTCATCAGATGAGCGAGAATCGCACCCGATAACAGCCCAGCCATTGCCTTGAATAGCAGCGAGTGTTGTCATGTCCCCTCCTTCAATTAGATACGCGATGAAGTTCTTGCGCTAGCGTTTGCCGCTCCACCAATATTTAAACTGTTTAGCAGTGTTGTTACATCTTGTGGTCCGCCAGGAGCAATAGCGCCTCCTACTGGCGCAGCGGGAGCAGGGGACGGTTGCTCAACCGTAGGTGCACCAGCAGGAGGTAATTCTGGAGCAAAGACATCTGTAATTGCGTCTTCAATAGTTACGCCCTTCTGGCGCATTCTAATGACTGCTGCAATCTTCTTAACGATGTCCGTTGGGTCCCCGCCCTGAGTAATCATTTCAGGAATTGCTTGTGCACTGGACTGAAGAGATGTAACGAGAGTGTTTCTCATTTCTTCTACTTCAATCTTTTCTTGTTCCTTGGTTACGTTAATTCCAAATGGAAGTTCACGCATAGCCATATCACGGCTAATAAGTTTGCCACCCAAAGCCTGAAGCATAAAGATAAGTCCCTGTGCTGGATTAAGACCAGCCAACATTCCATAACGAACATCTGCAGAGTAATCACCCTTGATGTCCTTGCTTGGTAGATACTCAAGTGAGTAAGGAGAACCAGCGTCTACGCCACGAATTGTCTTTGTAAAGTTATATAGTGCTTCATCAATCTGGAAGCAGACAGTAATAACATCTTTTAGAGCAGAGGCAAAGATTGCCTGTGCTGACTTAACCTGTGTATCAAAGCCACCCATAAGCGCTTGAACGCCCTGTCCAGTAACAATTGATGCATCAATGTTTCCAGTACGTGATTCTGGATAACGTGTTCCAGTACGTAATTCTGATTGAAGAACTGCCTGCTCTTGGAATGCGCCTTGAGGTAGAGTTAGTTCTACACGGCGCACACCTCCAGGAGTGTTGGTGCGAATGATTGCATCGCCACCAAGTTGGAAGTCTTGAACATCACCTGGGACAACGATTGGTGCCTGTACTGACTTCTCTGCTGCTTCCATCGCAAGTAATGCGAACCTATTACGAAGCAACTGAATACCTAGTACATCATCAAACTGTCCACGGGCTTCGCCATCTACAGATGGACGAACCGCTACTACAACCATCATCTTACCAATTGGATTAGCAGCCTGAGAAAGTATCAGATTGTTTCTTGTTGGTACATAAATAGTTGATTGCTCTTTATCGTAATAACGAATTACCTCAATATGTGCATTAAGGTCTTGTTCGTATCTATCTGAACCGAGCAACTCGTACTCATACTCTGGGAATTGTGCAACCAATTCAGCCAATGTCATGAGGTAGCGTTTAGC